GGTCCTTGATGGGCCTTCCAAACTAAAGGGGTGGGTACTAATAGGAGCTTTGCCGAAGTCACTTCAAATTCCATACTTTTGGCTCGATCGAACTGCACATTGGTGGTATACGACATGCACGTCTTTTCCACATTTTTATCTTTATGCGTGCTGAATGAGTGCGAGAGCTTTCTTAGGATCTACCCTTGTACGATCCAGATCTTGATATAGTTCAAAAAACTCTTGCCATTGGGGATTGGTATCTCCCCAGCTCAATATTATTGGGTGTGTGATGGGTGTAGGCCGGGTCAAAGAGTCAAAATAACTTTCCAATTCCACTTGTTCCGCAACAGTGATCTTGTACAATTTTTCAACTAATTCTCGGGTGTGTGCGCCTATCTTTACGGAGCCTCCTTTGTATTTGATTGCTTGTAACAAAGTTTCCCTGGACCACCAGTCCAAATTTCTATCCTGTGTAACATAAGTAACTATTCCGGTCTCTGAGCGCTTGGTCACTCTAAGAACGTATTGAGCCATTGATGATAGAATTGGGCATCCTGGGTAGGAGTAGAGCAAGCTGTAACCCTTTGCTCTGAGAAGTAAATCTCTCCGTTTTTGAGAACTTTCAACGTCGGTCTTTTTGGTCCAACCAAAGTTTACTATAGTATCTCGTGGGTCTGTAACTACTGCCATGTCTATGATATCAAAAATCTGACCACAGAACGAGGCTTCGTTAAGGTGTTGGGTCGATCCCATCTTTATTCGAAAACCAAGGTCTGTAGGAATTCGAGCCGTAAGGGGAAAGGGGGTACGGCATAGGGCGTCATCTCCCTCGACGACGATCGGGGCGTCTTTACATCCACTCTTAAAGCAAGTGAACTTCATTACCATTAAATTTGTGAATCCATTAGATAGACTAGTGTCCATCTCACCTGACATTCGCAGCGCTTGCACGTTGCAAACCACTTGTCCGTCACCTAGTTGATAGGTTGACTCGCAAAGGGCTGTTTTAATACATTGAACAGCATCAGGAGCTATTTTGTGTAGCATGTAGCCGAATAACTGCATCTCGCAGGCTTTCTTCAACTTTCTCACAAAATGGGATTCAAAGCTCGTAAAATCTGTAAACACATAATACGAACTTGGAGCAAAAAGATTATCCATAATAAACTGAGGACGATCAGGAACAGGCACATTCTTAATAAAGAACTTGAGGGCATAAATTTTCTTTTCAATTGATTTAACATATCTTCCAAACATAATCTTGAAGACATCGCTACGGCTGTTAATCCATCGGGGAAACTTCCATTCGGCATAGTTCTCATCTTTGATGAAGGATTTTACCCGCAAAACTTTGTGGTCCTTAATAGCTTCGGCGAACGTTCTAACGTCTTCGTCGTACAGTTTCTTAAGGTCACTCTTTCTGCGATCGGTATAATTGGTTAAGTCTAACCATTCTTCAAAAGACAGCAACTCTTCGGGAGCCAGGGGTTTCAGATTTTCACGTAGCCATCTATGAACGAAGGCCTTAAATTCTCTAAAAAGCGCTCTTTTAGGGGCAGT